GGGGCTACGCCCACAGCAATGGCGACGTTAGCACCGAGCAAGTCATCGCAAGCGTGAAAAATAACTGAATCCTTTTGCGTGCCTGCCGGTCGGCTGATTACCGACACCCAAACGGCAGGCACGCGGGTTTTAAAATCGCCTACCAACCACAAACTATTTTGTGCATCACAAATCTATTTATACGAGCCAGGAACATGGATACTGCAAGCGAAGAGAGCACTAAAAAGCTGATCCAGTTCAGCTCGATCCAGATCGCGGCAATAGAAGTCTACGCCATGGATAACGGACTAACACGCGCAGGTAAACCGCAATTCTCGGCAGCCGTCCGGCAACTGATCAGCCACGGATTACAGCTCGATATGGCATTGCATGACGTTAAGCAGGGCAGGCCGTTCAGCGCAGAAGAGGAGAGAGTAGATGCCGATTCCACTGAAGAAAACTAAGCGAGGCTTTAAGGTCGGAGTATTCACAGATCTTTACGGAAACGAATGCTCAATCCAAGATTCTAGCCTCGCCACGCAAGATGCTGTATGGGTTGGTATTGACGACCCAAAACCACAAGTGCTGATTCCCGGAGAAGGATGGCAGCCGGTTGAGTTTCCAGAGGGAACCGCTTTCTGGACTCGAATGCATCTCGGAAGAGATCAGGCTGCTGAGTTAATTGAAGTGCTACAGCGATTCGTAAACACTGGGTCTATCTCAGAGTCGTTCAATCCTGAGTCGAATTAAAGAACCACAAGCCCGTCATCTACCACAACTAGCGTTCGATCTGGGAACAGTTCTTTCACCGCATCGACCGTAACATCTTCCCACGGCTGCCCGAGATCTGGCCGTGCTTCTCCGAACGTATGCACGTCATCAACCCAGATCACATCTTGCAGGTTCTCGCGTTCCCTGATCGCTTCCAGTTCTTTCCAGAGCGGAAATTCGGAAGTGGCTTCATTGCGCACTGAATGCCGCGACTGCGGACCTGTGTTAACAAAAATTCTTCGAACATCAGTTGCTCCGATTTCAAACAATGATCAGATCGAACTTGCGGCCATGCGATGTGTCACCCTCGATTACCTGCGAAGCACAGAGCAGATTCTGAATTGCTTCCGACAGCGCCCTTTCCTTGGGCCGGTTCGTGTCGTCCACGATAATGACCGCGCCTTCCTTGACCAGCGATTCGATAATCTCAATCACGCCGCTGCGTTTGCCTTCCCCGGCTGGCCCGTCGATCAGAACACAATCATAAGGCCCGGGGGGGACATTAAGATAAAAGCCGAGACTGTTTATTGCGGAATGAACGATCTGTGTTCGTACTGTCAGTTCGTGCGACTTTACCAGATCGATCCATTTCTGATTATTGTCGATCGCCGTGTGATGGTGTCCCGCATAATTAAAGAGCAGGGTACTCAGTCCGCAACCAAATTCCAGCGTTTTCGAATTCGGTTTAATATGGGTCGCGATAGCGTCCCACACTTCCTTGCCGATTGCCCCCTGTGAGTAGTCGCGATCCTGATTCCAGACCCGTGCCACTGCATCATAAAAAGACATAGTCCGCTTCCTTATTTGTGGATAAAAACAACATCTGCCGAGTAATCGAATTTTCGAAACACGGAATTGAACGGAGCCCCCTCAGCCCAAAACGGGAAGTACCGATAGGCAACTTGATTGTAGACAGCCATGTTCAAGTTCTTACGAGCTGCCTTGACCCGCTCGAATTCACCACATAGCGTATTAACAAAGCTCTTTGCAATGTGATACTTGCCGCCCCAGTGACCGCTTGCCAGAATCGTCTGGTTCAGTGACTCGGGCGGAACATCACCGTAAGCCTGCTTGAATTTATTGACCATCCATCGGCCATCTGGAGTGGCCTTGTTATTCTTCCATTCGATGCGTTCGATACCCAGAAATAGATCGTGCTCCGGGAACAGATCCAGCATTGATTCCGGTCTGCGGTTCATTCGCACATCAAACAGATCGCAGTACCAGACGGTTACATACTCGTGATATTCGAGCCAGTCGCGAATACAGAAGTGCCGGTAATCGCAGACGGAATAGATCGGCGAGACCGGAACCCGAGAAAAGGAAACCAGTTCGCTTGACCAGCGGGAAACAAACTCATCAGAGAGCAGGTCGTGAAAGATGATTAGCTCAATCCCCAAGCGTTCCACATCGCTGATGAGTGGTTCCACTTTGGTGTCATCGTCAATTTGCATCTGGCCTTTACCCTGGGGATCGGGAAAGCCTGTGAAGTAGCAGCTAAACAGCATCAGGGTTCAGTCCTTTTGAGTAGTTCTGGTTTGTTTTTTATCCAGTATTCCGAGACATCAACCCCATTCAGGCAGCCGAGAAACTCTCTGGCAGCCAGTGACCAATTGCGTTCTGCTGGATCCGGAAGCGTTTCAACCTTCGGCATTTTCTTCCAGTCATCGCGTAGCAGTACCAGTCCTTTTTGGGACTTGCCAGAAACGTGATAAGATCCAGTGTGCTGCCAACGATAAACGTAATAGGGGGGATACTTCTCGCACGGATCAGCAATCTGGCATTGCGTGCGTCTGAATGCTCGCATCAGGTCGAGATCTTCGCCGCTATCTCTGGCCGTGTAGCCTCCTGTTTTTTTAAATGCTTCCGGGGTATATGCCCACGACCCGTGAAAGATTCCTTTGCCGCGATCCAGTAAAAGCCGCTTGTCTGAATTCGCTTCTGAATACACTCGCGTCGGCTGGGAAACGTCCGCTCTCTGTAACGCCTCAGAATGAGCCCTGAGTGTCCATGCGCAGTAACCGTCATCATCATCCATGACAACAAAGCCGTCAGCATCAGCGGGAGCCATGGCGGCTACAGCGTTTCGCTTTTCTCCCAAAGTGGGATACTTGTTTTTCTCCGAGATGATAGACCAGCCGGGGCCACTTGGCTCCGAGGGGTATTGCCCCACATCGTCCAGTATCAAGAGCTGCTTCTTATCGTCTGGATAGTCGAACGACTCGAAGTCACGAATCATGGATGCCAGCAGTTGCGGCCTGAGATAAGTACAGCAGAGGCAGACGAGCTTTGGTAATGTCATTTAACCTGCTCCAGAGGATGCAACGGATTGGAAATTTCAAAATGCCGATGATGGGCCGGACACATGGCGCACGCCGGCTCTGCTTTCGTGGCAAAGAACTGCTGCAACTCTGCGTCTGAGCAGGTCGGATATAGTGGGCGATACGATAGATACTTCTGCCATTCGTCGCCGAGCTTGTGTTTTTTATCAACCAGTCCCAGATACGCCAACTGTGGGCATTTCCAGATTTTCCCCCCGAATATTTGCGGGCAATGTTTCGCAACACAGATCTTGTAACTGCTTTCCGGGTCTCCGTCGGTAAACGGTTTCATCTCAGATCCATAACCCTCGAATGTCGTGCGCCATGTTTTCGCCGATGTCCGAAACGTCAACTTGAATTTATATTGAGCAGACCACTGGTCAAGTAGTTCCCGCACCGGCTTCAGCTTCTCGGTATATTCTTCGCCGTCGTGATGCACAGAAACGGCCAGATCACAGCCAGTGTCTTGCAGGATTTTCGGCAGGTCAGGGTGTCTGTGTAAATAGAATCCGTTTGTGATCAGTCTCAATTGCGAGAGGGGCCATTGCTTCCGGCATTCGTGCACGATTCCGCAGAGTTCTTTATTTAGCGTCGGTTCGCCTCCCAGGATCGAAAAGAACTTCGGAGCCAGACGGCCGCTCCACTGCATCATCTGGGCGCTGATCTCAGCCAGGGGAACGTTTTTTCCCACCTGCATATCCGAAAAGTGTGAGCAGCTTTTACAGTGCAGATTGCAAGCGTAGGTCGCGTGAATTTCAAGATTCGGGATTTCTAACATTTGAACTCTCTGATTGTGTTACTTGTGAATCGACAGTCCCCATACAGACCGAATTGAATATCTGGGGGATTGCCATTGAACATGGTTCGCAGGCTTGTGAACCGCAGGCCGTTTACCTCGACGAATCCGTCATATTCGACGTGTCCCACTTTAGTGAGGCGGTTCCAGAGGCTACGCCCGATGGTTTTTATGGGCATTGATTAACTCCGTTTCCCTTCTGTCGTCGCGGATTGAATCGCTGTAAAGCCCACCGTCATTTTTATGCGTTGATGACACAAACCACCCAGTCTGATGTTTTACTACAACACCCGGCACACTGTTATTGAACATAAAACAATAAGCCGCGATGTCTTCCATCCCCGGAAGATTTATATCTTCAGGTTTGATCTGAACGTGATCAGTGTGCCATGCCATTACTCCGGTTCCCGGCACGTCCACCCGGACATCATACGGAACTTCCCGCCGTGCATCGTAGACGGTACGGTTTTTATAAAAGCTTTCAATCTTGCCAGGTGGCAATCTGCTTCCATGAGCGCAGACAATACATTTATGCTTGGTGATAGCTTCGGCCATCTTCACCACATACTCAGGCGGGTAAATCAAGTCATCGTCGCATGTAAAAATAAACCCGCTCAACTTATCAGACCAAAGAAACTTTCGACAGCTCATTGCTGAATTGTCCCCGAAAACAAGTTCTATTTTCGGATTCTTCAGAAACTCCGGGACGAATTGATAATCGTTTAAATGCACCTTGATCGCATCTACCTGATTGATCAGAGACGCGATGGTTTTCTCCAGCGCATAGACTCGCCGGGGGATCGTCGCAATACAGGCCGTTATTTTGTCTCTGTTGGTGCTGGTCAACCGATAGTCCGAATCCAATACATCATCCTGAGTGTCGAGGGTTCCATGCTGCCGAGGATCATTCAGTCCCTGCCTTTTCCAGAGTTGATATCGGGCCACGCTTTCGTTTTTGATCTGGTCGCGCTCCGAAGATTTCAAGCCGTACTTACCGTCGGAATTCGAAAGGCTGTTGCTGCATATTCTTCGAAGTGCTGTCACCTGGTCCGAGAAGAAAACACGCCCGCCAACGTCGCTCGGAAATTGGAGTCGCTGAGAGAACTCCGTATCGGCTGCACATTGCCAGTTGCCATTAAATCCATTTAACGCTTCGAAAGTTCTTTTACGGATCACCATCGTGCCGTTAACCAGCCGGGGATACGGCAGACCGACTTTTCTTCCAGAGTCGGCTATCGGGTGCTTTTCGATTGTCGATAGATTATGTTTTGTGTGCAACTCCAGCGGGTTCAGAAACTGAGTCATCACGCTTCCCCAGGCATCGGCTTTGTTCCCTTCCATGTCGGAGATAGCAGTACCAAAGTGATCCGGGAGGTAAATGTCGTCGCTGTCTGCAATGCCGATAAATCGCGTCCTCGTGTGATAAAAGAGGCTGTTTGCAATCGCATAAGGCCCGACATTCCTTTTTGTTTTGTACCAGGCCACGTTTGGCAGATACCCGTACCGCCGCTTTAATTCCGTGTCGTCTTCTCGCGAACAGTCATTGACCAGATGAATAAACGGCTTCACGCCGTGTTGCCAGAGAATCGAATCAATCGTCTGGGGAACTAAATGCAGATTTTTGTAATAGGGGATAAACACATCGATATCGTAATCGCTCTTTTCGATGTCTGGCGCAGTGTCTCTGGGGGCCGAGCCCACAATCAACAGGTCCGACTTAATCCACTTATCCAGCCTTCCGAATGACTCCACGGGTTCGCCTGACTGAATCCGCTTGAAGTGCTCTTCCAGATCCTGCCTGATCTTCCAGCGTTGAGTAGACCTGATTCCCAGCTTTGCGCAATTGGTCAATGATGTTCGATGCAGCCGCCGTTGTGCAACAACCTTATCAGAGATAAACGACTTGTAACCCGCTTCGCTGGCCCGCCTCACCAGGTGCGTGTCTGCACCGACAACGCTATCATAATATCCATTCAACGCCGCAAAAGCCGTCTTAGTGATTGCCAAGGTCGCATGTACGATATTCCCATCTGGTACGGATTTCTCTGGCCTGCCTGATGTAATGATCGGGAATTGTCTGAATGTCTCTTTCAGCACATCGCAGGAGCCATCCCGGTAATCAACGAACTGTTCCATGCTGGCCCCGAACAGATCACGCCCCGTGTCCATCAAACAGGCAACGGCATAGAAGCAGTGGTTCGGATGGTAGATATCATCTGAGTCAGCCATCAGAATAAAGTCGGTCTCCAGATAGTCAAAGACCATCATCCGTGCGGCATAGGGGCCAACCTGCTTGCGCGTGAAATACTTCCTCACGCCCGGCATATCAATTCCGTCTTCAGGGGAAATCCCGTCGCCGACCAGATGCAAGATCACTTCCGCGTTGTTCTGGTTTAGAATCGAACGTGCCGCCTCTTCAACGTAAGCGAGGGTTCCTGCGTGGTACGGCATGATCACATCGCAGCGGATCGGGTCACGCTTAACGTGTGAACCGCCCGGCTGCAGATTGTCCGTTTTTCGCTCCTGATAGTGGTAGTGCACCCAGTCGGTCTGGCACTGGCGAACCTCTGCTTGCGATTTCTCGCACAGATGACGCGGGCAGAATCCGGGGGCTTTACACTGGCACAGCGTTTTCATGTTTCACTTTCGGTTTTAATTCGTAATCGATTCCCAGGCTTTGAATGATGCGTCTGATTTCCGCGTCATCCATATACAGGCGAAAATGATTAACCGGATCGTCGAGGTTCATCCCGAGTTCCCGCCAGCCGATCAGATAATTCTGCAGCTTGTACGAATTGCAGATAGGGTACTTCGGGCCTCCCGGTCGGATGAAGCAGTGATTCCAGCGCAGGAACGGCAGGCACCATGTTTTACGCCCGTGCGTTCGGTACTTTTCGTGAATGTATCCTTCCTCGCCGCCGAACTTTTTGAAGTCGGGATTAAAGCCCAGCCAGGCATCCTTGCGGCAACTGAATAGCCCGAGTCCGTGCATTCGGATTTCGAACGGTGGGCTATAGGGGTTATGCCCACGCGGGTCAGATCCCCATGTGCCATACATCCCGGCCCGCCAGACTTCATTCATGTGCGTTGCCATGTTGCCGTCCAAACCGTCATACAGCATCGGGCCTTGAAGCAGATCCTTTGTTTCGGGGTGCAGGTCGTACCACGCCAGCAGTCGGGGCAACACGTCCTTATCAAGCAGCACATGCGAGTCCATACAAAGCACTGCCGGTGTGCTTGCGACCCGGAAGATGTGATCCCGTGGCGCTGCGGTCCCGCCTTTTTCGAACGGGATGTATCGCCCGTTGTTTACCCAGTTCTCGACATAATCCTTCGTGGCTTCGCCGTGGCTGGAATTCGGATTGTTGTCAACGACGATGAACTCGACTTGATCCATCAATTCAGGGTAGTGCTTCCTGATGTCCTGAATCGTGAACCAGACGCCCCGCACATCATCATAGACCGCCATTCCAATTGTGAGTTTTTTCTTCAACCTAACCCCCTGCTGTGAAATCAACTGTTTCCGGAATGTTTCCGCATAGATTCGGAATTGGTAACGCATTGACGTCTGCGGTTCCACTTGCCCATAGGCCACCGGCTGACGTTTGAAGTTCATACGTTACGATATGTTCCGGACCGTAAGGGTCATGGGTTTCATACATAATAATGATTATTCCAACGGAAACATGCGATGGAGAGTAACACCCAAAGTTCATTGTGATATTACCATAGATTCCGATTTCTTTTTGAAAACTGATTTGTCTAAAAAATGTGTGCACTACATCAGCCACACCAAAGGTATGATTTGTTGCAAATGCTGCCTCTGTTTCAGGACTGACACAACCATCAGATACAAAATCACTAAAGTCAAGCCCGCACGTTGCGCCGGGATTTACAACTGGTGGATTTCCTGGGGTCATCGGCAGACCACACCAAATTGCAGGAAACGGACTCGCCGTTGTCGTCGGCGCGACTGTTGTCCCCGGCGCCGTCGTTGTCGGCTCACCTGTCGTTGTCGTTGTTGGCTCACCCGTCGTTGTGACCGGAACTCCCACGGATGGAAAATCTGGATTCCCCCTGCCGCCATCTTCAGCATTGCCGATAATTCTTGCGCAGACTTGATCCTCCGGCGTAGATACATTTACGGTGGATGGCCAGAGGTTTGTTTCAACGACCATGCCAATTGAGTCGATTGTTCCCTGTTCGACTTGACCGAACCTATGAGAGATAGACCGCACGCGACCATAGGTTGCGTCTAAGACCAATCCTCCGTTTCCGTCGGCGTAATTCAGCAGCACAACATCTCCCGGTTGTACGTGTGAGCAATTCAGGAACGAACTGATCTTGATCAACTTGTTCATTTTCAGACGGTAGAGCAGCCAATTCTCGGTAACGATCGCAACGGACGTCGGGTACTGATAAGCCCAGAGATCCATCTCGGTTCGCTTCTTTTCAAAAGACGCGATCGCTTCATCGCTCGACCGCGATAGCCTTTGCTCCGGGCTCGGAATAGCCTGTCGAAACTTCGAAACGATCTCAGTCGGATAGTCTTTAACAGGCGTCATCTCGATTGAAAGCGAGCCATTAAGTACATTGTCTGGGTTCAGCACTGCCTGATGGTTAGAATAATCGCTTTCTAAATACCGTAAATAAATCTGGCCTGTATCCCAGAAAGCAATGCAGTTCGATTGCATTGCCAGCTCGCTGATCAGTTCATTGAGTTTCTTTTCTTCCCGGATTGCAAATCCCATCTTGGTAACAACCTGGCTGGCAGCAAGGGAAAATGAATCGTTGTTAATGTACTCGTCTGCAATGTTGCCTATGAACGGACTCTCTAAAATATGCTTCATGATGTCGGCAGGATCTTCGATCGCATCGCCTTCATCGTTCATAATACCTTTGATTGTGGCATAGATTGTTTCTTCAGGAAAACCGTAAACAGTTGGAGGTGAATTAAGCGTCAGCGTAGTCAGGCCGGGATCGTCAGTTTCCCTACCGATCGTCGCGTTGTGGCTCTTGTCGTTCAGGTTTACCGAATAGGCATTTGTGTTGTAAGTTAAAAACACATCCCTTGTTTGGCCACCTCCTGCAGACCCTGATGATGCAAGAGCCTCGATCCTCACGACTTCCTCTGATGGCAAATAGTTTAGTAGGTATTTGAAAGTCCCAAGTTCGTAAACGGGTGCGCCAGGAGTCCAATTAAATTTAGTCTGAGCAACTGAACCGATTTTAAATTCTGTTGACGAACTGGCCGTAAAGTCAGGAGGCTCTTGAACTATCGCAACCTGGCTTCCTTGATAATCCCAGGTTGTAATCATCGTTTCATACCAGCCGCTGCCATTGTTCAACCAGAGCGGATTGCCCCTGAGGGTAAACGTGGGATCTGCGAGGACTGATTGATTGATCATGATGTATCGCTGGCCTTCTGCTGCGTATATGCCCGATACATTGCCGCTGTAAAGGATGCTGCTTCTGGATGTCACATTAAAAAACCGTGATGTCTCATTCGCAAAACTGCCCACAACTGACTCAAAGTTATTTGGGTAACCGATAATCAAAGTTATTTGTGATCCAGTTGTAAAATACAGCTTGCTCGCTTCGTCGTGGATAACGACAGTTTCATCCTGCTGGCCAAACGCTGATCCAAGATACCCCTCTCCAGGTCGATCAATCACACATGCGGGAACACGCTTGCACGGATTGCCGTAAACAATCGGCATCATCTTTCCGTCACAGCTTGAGCAGTTCACCTCTGGGAAGTCGTCTTGGCTGATCAGTCGCCCGATTGATTTATCAAAGTGCTCCTGCAAGCCCTTCATACTGACGGACCATTGCACATTGTTCTCTGTCCATGACAGCGGGGTTGTCAGAATCCCAGCAAACATAACCAGTTTGTCATCCCATGCAGTCCCATCAAACCAGAGATAGACATAGGCAATTTTATTTTGCACACCCGGATAAGTTTCAAACAGCGTTCGCAACTCTCTGTCAGCATCGTTAAACGTGATTGTCAGTTGATCAAATCCACCGATCTTGCCCGGTTCTGCGTTGAGTCGTAATTCTCCCCAGCTATCGATGCGACCCTCGCACAGAACCGGACCGTGCAAAAGTTCTTCTGAATAATATTTGATGCCGACTTCGCCACCAAAATCAACCTGCAGGATGTATCGCGGGAATGCCCCTGCGACTTTCTCTTTCTCCGTCTCTGTTGCAGATGCGAGCGTCCTAGCCATTAAAACGATTTCCCCCGTCTTTTGCCTTCTTGCTCAAGAGCATCATAGATGTTTGGAATGTCATTCTGATTCAGCTTTGTGATGTTCGGGAAATTGAGATCGATCTTATTCGTCTGAGTTTTTACAGTCTGCAGGCCCGGATCATTAAACAGACTGGAATTCGTCACGCCGGAAAAGGTTGGTGGTGGTGCCTGCGTGATGGTGTCGATCTGATTAAACAGGTTGTCAATCATGTCCTGGATTCGCTTACGCGCGGAGTACGTATCCACCAGCGTCATATTCTGCTCAAGTTGCGTGATCTGATTACGAAGATTCGCGGCCTGTCCCTGTGCCGATGAATAGAACGATCTCAGCGTTTGCATTGCCTGCTCGGAACTCTGCGAGATCCCAGAAGCAGCAGAACCAAGACGCTCTCCAAATCCATCAAGACCAGTGCGAAGCTTGCCAAATCCTTCCGTGACAGAACCGACCTGGTTGTTAAAACCGAATAAGGCATTGAATGATTGTTCAACAGCATTCGAAAACTGCTGCTGTCTGAATGCGATGATGCGATCTTCCAGAGCGGTCTTGAAATCCTTCTGGCTGAACTTGCCTTGGATCAATCGTTTGCGTTCTTCGGCTGCGGCTGCCTCGTTTGCAGCTTCAGCAGCCTTCTGAGTCTGATTCGTTAGTGAAGCGATTCCGCTTTCGTATTGCTGCAGTCCAATTTTCCCAGAGAACAGCATCTGTCGTAGGCTGATAAATCTAGAAGCAAGCGAACTAAACTCTTCGTTAGGAAGTTCCGCTTTTAACCCCATTAACTTTTGTCCTAGATTATCCAGCGACTTATCCAACGCGTCTTGTACCTGCTTTTGCTTTTGCTCTTTCTCCTGTTCTTTGGTAATGACTTCATTGGCTCGCATTGCAGCACGCTGTGCGAGTATGTCCATATTCTCATTTGTAAGTTGCCCTTCGGCCTGCAGGCGACTAAATACGTTTGAGAACGTAGACTGCAAACGAGGCGTCATCCCTTCGACGGTTCCAAGGAACTCACGAAACTGCTCTTGCGTTGGTCCCAAATCAATAAAGTCTCGAATCCTTGAAAACCCTGGCGTCTTCTGGTCAACCTGATCACGCTTTGCATCTCTAAGGATGTCCGAAATTTCACCCTGTTTCAATTCGACTTCAGACGGCATGTTAATAGCGGGCTGGTCTGAATCGTCGAACGCACCGACATTACCGGGGCCAGCACCTTTCTGCTGCGGCTTACGCTGGTTTTTTTCCATCTCGAAGCTGGCATCGCCGATATGGCCAGCGAGGCCATCCCGTGTCTGTTGTACCTTCTTAAGACCTTCATTCAGCTCTTCAAGCTCTTCCTTCGCCCCCTTCAGGATTCCGTTTCCAGACAACCTTCTCCAGGCAACATCCAGCCTTTCAACTCTTTTCTGCGCAGCTTCTATCTGCTTTTGATAAGAGCCTGCTTGGTTGTTTGTTTCTTTTAGAATCTCTTTCAGTTTCTCGATGCGAACTGTAGGGTCTTCTATAGAGAGGATGTTATTTAACTTTCGATTAAACCTTTTGTCAGTGATTCGTTGCAGTTCGCTGTTTAGCTGAATAGCCCGCTCAGTCTCTTCGTTCCACTTCTTGATGAACTCGTTATTGTCGTAAATATACTTAGCACCGAGCGCAATCAGTGCCAGTCCGAGAGCGACCAACCCACCCTTCAGAAGGTTGGTTGCTGTCAGCATCCCGCCCAGTTTCGTTCCTGCCAGCACTGAGGAACTCCCCATAGAAACCAAGGCGTTGCCTGTGCTGATCAATGCTGTCCCCAGACTCGTTATCGCCTGCGTAACACCCAACGTGGCAGCGAGCTTCAAGGCCATCAGTGCAGATAGCAACCTTGGATTATTCAGGAGAAATTCAATAACCGGACCCATGAATTTTTTCATCATGGAATAGGCTTCGCTAAATGCTGGTGCTGCTTTATCGAGCCAGACAACTACATCGCCAATCGCCTTAACAAGGCCAATGACCACACCGGACATTTTCTCAACGATATCTGTTCGGTGTGCGTCGAGATATTTTTCTATCGTCGAAATCGTCTGCAGCAGTGTCGGATTCAGCTTCTTGCCAACCGATATAACCACATCTTTAACAGAAGACTTTAGGATGGCGTAACGACCGGCCAGTGTCTTCAAATTCGACTGCTCGAGTTCCCGGGCAATACCCTGATTGTTTTCCAGCTCATGAGTGTAACGTCTGAGTTCTGCTGTTCCCGTTGACAACAGAGCAGCCATCTGGGGGCCACCACGCGCCCCAAACAGCTCCATGATTTTACCACCCGACATCCCAGCAGCTTCAATCTCCTGCAGGATGTCAAACAGAGGCCGCATGTTGCCGGATGCGTCGAGGGTCTCAATCCCCATCCTGCGCAGTTTGTTCGTAACTTCGGGAGCAGCACCAGCAAGTTTTGCTAGAATATTGCGTAAGGCTGTGCCTCCAAGCGATCCTTGGTAGCCTTTGTCGGCGAGTTTCGCAAGCACCGCCGAAGTCTCTTCCAGTGAGACATTCAATGTCCTTGCCAGTGGGCCTACAGGCTTTAGTGCTTCTGCCAGCTGGACCAAATCGGTATTGGACGTTGTAAACGTCGCAACGAGCGTGTCATTGATGCGCGTCAGTTCTTCCGCTTCCATGCCATAAGCACGCATGGTTTTTGCTGCAATGTCTGCGGCCTGACCAATCGACAGTTGCGCGGCAGATGCTAATTGAAGCGTGCCTGGCAGGGCCTTCATGATCTCATTTGTTTTAAGGCCGGCCAGCCCTAGGTTCTCCATAGCCTCTGCGGATTGAGTCGCAGAAAACTTTGTGGTTTTTCCGGCCTCGCGTGCTGCTTTCTCCAGTAATGCGAAGTCACGAGTTCCCAGAGTCTTTGTAACAGCACCAACCCGCGTCATCGTCTGCTCGAACTTCGCAAACGTACTGGCAGAGATCAGGCCAATGGCACCAATGACGGCGACGATCCTTGCCCCAGCCGAAGCCGTGTCTCTTGCAGCAGACACCCACTGTGTACGCAGTTGCCTGGTCGCCATGATCGCGGCTTTCATGCCACGAACGAACGAACCCGTTTTCGTGCTGACGATTGCCCTGAGCGCGTGGATGGTAGAACTCATTACGGCGCCCCCGTCGTCGTGGCTGCGGAAGTCGTTGTGGTTGTCGCTGCGACTAAAGCAGGCTCAGGCCCCATGTACTTAACCGTCAGATAATCATGCCGACTTCCTGACGTAGACCAACCGCTTGATTCTGGTGCCGAATACAGTCCGACTCTGGTTTGGTCATTAAACAGCGTTTCATTCGTAGCTGTTATGAGTGCTAATCCAGCATCACCACCACTCACGATGATAGTAGATCCATCGTCATAAATGGCGAGCCCTCCGAACCCCGACTCAGCACCACCCACAGTTACGGAATAAGAGCCGATAGTAGTCGCTTCCCCGCCCGTCACCCTTTGCAGCACCAACACGTCATTCACGCTGTCCCGGTATGCAACGTAATAGTTGGAGCTGTCAAAGTATCGAAACACGATTCCGACCTTGCCGCCAACCGTAACTGCCACCTGCATATTGGATTGAATCCTCATGACACAGCAGTCCTGAGACACGTCCACGCCGCTGTCAATCACAGCCAGTGCAATGTCGTCGCCCGTTGCCGTCCGTGCCGCGTAAACCGTGTCGATTTCATAAGCAGCACCATGCCATTCCGCACCGACTAACGCCGTGTCTGGAACGTGGGCAGTTAGGTCGCCGCTTCCAGTGAAGTTGTCATTCAGAGTCGTTCTGAAATTGTCATACCGATAATAATTGAACAGTACAGAATCAGACGATGTAGAGGTGGCTCCCGATGATCGCGAATTATAAATCCCATGCACGGTAGAACCGCGATTGAAAGTGATCCCTGAATCGGCTTCGTAAAGAAGTGTTCCGTCTGCCGACAGCAGGAATGTGTCGTGAAAAACAACCAGCTTCAGAATGTGGAACCCACCATCATCACAGGTGAAGGCTGCTTCGCTGACCAGCGTTTCTGTGCCACTTACCATCTTTCGTAGCTGGATCTTGTTTGTGTCGGGGTCCATAATGGCAAGCAGGTAATTGTCACTGTCAACGTACCGGAAGAAGAAACCAGCACGCTCACTATTCGTCAGGGCCGATGGAATTTTAATACTGGCACACACCGTGAAGTCATAGCTGTCATCGCCAGAGTTTGACTTACATAAAGCGCGATAGGGACCGTTCGTTCCATCGTCGGAATTGACCGCGAACGCATAGCCGCTACCCGCCTTGAATGTGAAGTTTGAAGTACCGCCATCTTTATCAGTCCAAGCAGTCTCAGAATCTAAGCTGCTGACACTGTAGCTCAGGGCATCATAAAACACTTCGTCGCCATCTTCGTCACACGAGATGCACGCCCCGAATGCCTCAGGTGCTCCCGTTGTGGTTGTCGTTGCCGGTCCCAGCGTGGTAGTCGTTGCGGGCGCGAGCGTTGTTGTGGTGGTCGTTGCGGGCGCGAGCGTTGTTGTGGTGGTCGTTGTAGTAGTCCCACCCTCAGTGGTCGTGCCGCCTTCGGTCGTCGTCGGCTCGGCTGTCGTTGTCGGTTCGCCCGTTGTGGTAGTCCCGCCATCAGTCGTGGTCGGGCCATCCGTTGTGGTTGGATCACCTGTCGTCGTCGCGCCTTCTGTTGTCGTGGGTTCACCCGTCGTGGTCGGCTCAGCCGTCGTTGCGGGCGCGAGCGTTGTTGTGGTGGTCGTGGTTGTTGTCGCCCCTTCGGTCGTTGTCGGCTGGGGTGTCGTCGTCGGCTCCGCAGTCGTGGTTGTTGTGGTCGTGGTTGTCGTAGTCGTTGTCGTGGTGGTCGTCCCAGACGCTCCTGGTTGCCCTTGTAATTCAAGAGTAATCGTAGTGCTGAAAGTGTTGGAATCATCACGCTGCCAGCGCAATTCCGTATCAATGAATCGAACACCCGCATAGACAGTCCCATCTGTGTAAGTTAGCGTAAAAGTATTTGTCGGACCTTTGACAGAATCGGTAAAGAAGTTCTCTAGATCCTTCTGATTTGCGTAAGTCAGATTGCCAAGCGGGAGCCGCCATTGCCACGTCTTACGCTGGGTCTTTCGGTAAACGTACCGGGTATGATTTGCAGACTGGCCAGTCACCCACATGGGAAGTAAGCGGGGCTCTGTTGATCCGTCAGGACCGGCGATTTCCACCGAATCCGTGCCGTCGTTCAGAGTGATCGAAACTTGACCTGACATTGGTAATCCAATCCTTAAACTGCTGCTCTGCTTCCTGTGGCGTTAAGCCAACAGACTTCAGCCACTCGACTTCCTTCGGATGTTTTTCAATCCATTCAATCCCCTGGTCGTGAATTGCAGAGCCGATCATGTTGATGCGGTCCTGATGAGCGACCGTCTCGTAAACCGACTGCGATTCGAAGCCGATGTTATTCAGCTTCTGGATGTCTAAATAAACCTTCTTGGCATCCTCAGGCTTCCACTTCATGTGTGCCGCAGCCTGAAATTGCCAGTTGATTCTGTTTGCTTCTTCCCGTTTGATTGCGACGTAATGTGTGTAAAATTCTCGGACTCGCAGCCCCCGGATTACGCCGGGGGTCCAGCCGTAGGCGCTGGCGAGGACAGATTCCCATTGAACGTGCCAGCAAGCTGAGAAAAGATCCCTTCGATTGACTCGCGGTGTTCCTTCGGGATCGCCGCGATAAGTGAGTTTTTTTCCAGCCTCAGAAACTCCATGAAGTCATTGGCACCCATGACGGCCTCTCGCAGTTTCAGTCCGTCGCTGGCTCGCAGCTTCATCTTTTCAAGCGAGACTTCAGGCTCTTCCACGCAGCACTCTTCTGCCAGATAGAGCGTGTTCGTATCAATCGTTTGCAGAAACAAACCGATCAGACGCGGGATAGCCGGTGCTAATGTGGTGTAATCCAGATTGACATCATCACTGCCTTGGACTTCCCCCAGGATCACACTGAGGATGCCCTGAGAGGCTTCGTCAGACAGCAGAGACATTACTTCACGTTTGATCAAAAACCAGCCTTGCAGGCTCATTTCACCGATCTCAAGTTCTGCTCCATTGCTTAATGGAACTTTGATAGTTTCACTCATAATTGTTTAGTCCGCTTTTAATAATGAGGTTTTAAATAAATAAATCCGACAACCTACTTGCTGTCGGGTTTCTCCGGTTTCTTTGTTTCTGGGGCAGCCTGTTTTGTTGTCGCATTTGTAAGCTCAGCGTGCAGGGCCTCGAACTCGTGAGCCAACGCTTGCACAAAGACCTTAGCCGCCTGTTCAACGTCTTTGCCCGACTTGACCACTGCCTGCAGGTCTCGGTAGGTGAGTCGCGAATCATCGCCGACCTTGCCACCACAGCACCGCAGCAGTGCTCTGTAAGATCGATCAACCGCATTGAAATCACACTTTCCATCGGCAAAGTGCTTGACTGCTTTTGCCAGGTTCACAGCTCGCTCTTGTGCTTTTTCTGGGTACATGTCTGAAAGTTCCTACGAATGAAATATAAAAGAGCGGGAGCCGCTGCGGTGTCGGAATCCACAACAGCCCCCGGCGCCCGGTGATTACGCAGCAGCAAAATGAATCTTGCCAATCAGTTCGCCATCGTCGGCAGACTCATCGCCAAGACATTCGAATTCGACGTTGAAGATACGATCTGCCTCGTTGTTGAACGGGATCTCAAATTCACCGATCGAGACGGTACGATTGAACGAGACTTTCTTGGCTGCTTCCGCAGTCAGGAACGGAATGACCTCAGCAGCTTGCGGCGTGTAGATATAACCACCGCTGCGACCGATGCCGATATAGGCCGCACCAGAACCACCAGTCTCATCATTACCAGCCGCATACACTTCTTTGAGCGTAGCAGCAGACCATTCCGCAAATGGGATTGTCATCCGGCATTCATCGCCAGTATGCCGCAAGTTCATTGCCGTCGAACCAAATTGATCCACGGTAACCGGCCTGGTCTTAGGACTGAACTTTGTTGAGATGCCGCCCTGTGTGTGGCCAATCGCAGTGGCGCCAAGAGTCGCATAACCAGGACCGCCTAATACATTGTCTACGTCACTTGTCATGATTAAACCCCTTCAGATTTAGGCTTTATGGTCAGTCTCCATGAACTGGCCAGATGGTGAATAAAGTTATCTTCGTCATCAATTTTGAATTCCAGCGGATAAGAATCATCGCTCTGGTGCATCTCGGTGATGCAATAGTTCGTTGAGTCAATGCCCGCTGGCTCCTTTAGTGGAATCGAATAATTGTTGATCAGGCGCCCTTCAATACGCTCATTCAAATACGGATCAAACGAATAAATATTGATCTGCAAGTTCACCCTGCGGCGACCCACATACGTTGCATTTGGTACTGACGTATTACTGAACCACTGGAGCGAAACAAACGGGAACACTGGTGTTGAATTCGGCCAGCCTCGTTTGACGCGGTTTGCACCGATCAACGCAGCAAGGCCACTGTCTTCATTCAGTGCCGTCCATAATGCTTTTTGTGGTTCATCCAGGCTCATCTGATGTATCCTCTGTGCGAATTCGTATCACGCACCCAAGCGATGTAAAGACTAATTCTGGTTTTTCTCCTTCAGGACCGATCTCACATTCGATTCTGCCGTTCTGCTCGCGGTATTTCAGGCTGTGATTCGCGTAGCCTTTCGTCAGTGAGTTTGCCAGATAGTCCTCGAATTGCTGGGTCATGCGATGTTCCTTTGCGAAGAACGGGGAGGAGCTAAAGCCTGATCAAGCAAGGCAATCGCCCATGCTCGATTCTTGTTAAACGCAGGGCGTAACCACGGCATCTGTTCCTGTGGCCGTGCGCGGAGAAACTGGCCTTTGGCATTGCGTAATCGGCCTTTTGCACCACCGCCCGTATCAATCCGAGCGGATGTTTTCTCAGTCGCATTGCCCGACTTGGCTGGCCAGTTATGCACCGCCTGTTGGTCAGTCAGTAGCGGATTATCGCCCAACTGCTTCACCCGCCCGCTGGCAATGTATTCCGTACCAAACTCCAGAAACTCAGGATAATCAATCACGTTGGTCCCGATCTCAACAAACCACTCGCCTGCCTGCTGATAGAGATTCCAGAGAATCCGCTGTTTCAGATTGCTGGTTTCAACAGGCACCCGCTGGACGGCCTCTGCCTGCGTGCGTGCCCCGATCTTTCGCAGTGCCTGCTTGAGTTCCTTTTCAGCCTCGTTGCTCCAGCGATAGAGCAGGGTTTCCAGTTCTCTCAGATCCAGTTCAAATTCGCGGCCTAACGTAATCATGACGACGGCACCCGCTTCAGGTAGGCTTTGAGGTGATGCCCACGCCCAGAGGCATCACTGACGTGAATCACCTGGTACGTAAAACCAGACATCGCAGTAGGGGCCGTCAAGACAATCAGATCAAACTGGTCGTCACCGCCCCGAGGCTTCAGGTTGGCATCCGGCAGAAAGTAACCAACTGCGGTATATTCTTGGAACTGTCCGACTTTGGTGGATTCGATTTTGCCCGACCGCTCCTGGATTGCACACAGATTGCCGGTTGAAGAATTAGCCCAGCCTTTGGTCTCAACTCCAAAGGAGTCGGTGACTGTCGATAGCTTGATCGTGCATTCATGTTCCAGCAGGTCTTCGAAGCTCATTGGTTATACCTTGCAAGGATAGAGCGGACGGTGCCGGCTTCCGGGTACAGATTGGAATTCGTATTGGTCAGCAGCGTGTATGAGTATTGATCCAGCTTTTCACTAGCGAGCGGCCCGCCTTCCTTGCGACCTTTGCGAGTCAAGGCAATTAACGTATTGGCTGCCAGTTCCAGATCAGCCGGGATGGTCTCATAACCTGCCGTGTAAGTGACCTTGATATTTCCGCGACCTTCAGTCCAGACGCGATTCAGGGCAATCAGCATCGACGCGTTCGTTTCGTTCGCCTCTTCAGACTCGGGGACGAACTCGGTCCCTTCGGTCCATTCTGATTCAGACGGGAAAGCATCAGTACCCTTTCCGAAATACCCGTCAGCATCCACCCACACGCCCGTCACGCTGGTTATAGGCCGATGGGCAAGGAACAGTTCGTCCTTGCCGTTGCCATCCAGGTATTCGGTTCGTGATGCGGACTCAAAGCTCTTGCGGCCTGTGTAGTGCTGGATGACGGAATCCACTTCAGTGATCAACTGATTCAGTAGATCGTCCTGAGCAGTTCCAGAGATGCCCAGATGTAGCTTCACTTTTACCAGAGTCGTCAGAGCCATTGGGTTAGCCTTACAAAAATAAGCCCGCAGCATGTGCCACGGGCTCAAAATCTATTAAAAACCGAAACCCGGATTAGCTGACGGTCTGTTTCTGACCGCAGACCTGAGCAGTAGCAGGCAGCTTGGGAGTCGATCCATTCACGAATGCAGGAGTCATGACGGCTCGCACATAACGCTTTGTACGCACACCGCGAATGACGCCTTCCGTGCTATCCGCAGAAAGCACCAATGCGGATTGAGTCGCAATGCTTGTCCAGCTTCCAGATCCAGTAGTGGACTCTTCCAGTGTGCAAGTTGCCGTGAAAGAGTCTGGTGACCCAGTGGCTTCACCGCATGAGAATAAACCGTGTACCGATCCAATCATGTTGTCGCAATCGACAGACAGACCGCTGGCGGCAGTGGTTCCAGCCAGCAAGGTTTCGGGGACAACAGACTGCTTGTATAGAGCGTTGGACAGCATATCCATTAAAGCTGATTGAGCCATGTTTCTATTCCTCAAATTAAAATAAAATATCAATTGGAAGCCACCGGGCTGAGTGCAAGCAGAGGGGCCTCGAACTCACACTCAGCACACAGCGGACTAAGCAGGCAGATCCATATCGATGCTGTCGCACATCACAAAAGAATCAGGGTAAGTAACCAACGTGTCCACATGCTGAATGAAGCGAATGGAACGCTGATCTGTTTCAAAGTTTGTACTGTTCTGGTCGGCTGTTGCGACCTCGAGAACCCCATGCCGACCGATGATCAGGTTCTGCCAGATCCCCAGCAGAATGTAGGTCAGGTCAGTTCCAGAACCCTTAGCGCGGGTGTTGGAAACCTGAGACGAACGAACGACCTGATGACCATCCAGCATTGATGGAGCACCTTTGGCGATGTCGTCACGATTCGCCTGGAACAACCATTCACCCTTACCATCATCAGCAGCATAGCCAGAGCCAGCACGACGATTGAGCAGGTTACGCCACATTGTTCCACGCATGAGCCACTTCGGTCCAAGGCGGTCAATGTCAAAGTTGGAATCTTCCAGTTTCGCCAACATCAAACCCGGATCTTCCGGCTCGAACGTATTACCGTCCGTTGCGACCGATCCCGCAGTATGGTCTTGGATATCGTAATTGATGATACCCTTCGGCTTGATATCCGATCCCACACCAGCCAGTGCAGCATCATCGACCAACAGGGCCAAAGTTTGAGCCACGTCAGCACGAATAAATGCTTCAACGGACGCCGAAGCGAACCGCACGAACTCATTCGGATAGGTGACCATTGCAGCACATTTCTTGGCACGCATCGACTTGAGGCCGGTTCCAAAGGTAGATCCTGTGATCGTGCCTTTTTCGCCCACCCAGTAGCCGACAGTGGAGCTGGTCTGGGACCCCATGTTAAACGCCCCGTTAGGAGGCAGGGTTAACGTGCGTGCTCCCAATCGGCTCATGACTTCCATGTTGCGAATCATAGGCAGGAACTCAGTAGCGAGATCAGGACGGGTCCAAATACCACCACCAGTGTCATCGTACACACTCAGGGTCTGATTAACTCGCCCCTGCTCGTAGCCCATCTGTTGAGCCATGTGAGAGGCCATTCCCAAATCAGCACCTTGCACGCCAGCGGCCATGCACTGCCGGACCTCGTTAGCCAGATTGGTGTCATTCATGGCAATCTCGGACGACGCCATCGGAATGAAAATCGAGTTCTGTGATGCTCGTGCAAAACCCTGCTTGGTGTAGAAGTCAGCAAGCTTCTGACTGAGGTCGGTTTCCACCTTGCAGTTTTCCGGTTCCAGTTCGCCCTTGACCATCATCATGGCGCGGGCTGTCTGGAATCCACGACTTGACATCGGGTCTTCACCAGTTCGAATGCCGGGGGCACCGAACATCTGGGAGCCGTTACCGCGTGGCTGGGCAGCCTGTCCGAAGTCAGTTCGCAGCTTTTCCTGAGCGTCTGCGATGGTCTTAACTTCCCCCTGAACCGCTTGCGTAATCGTCTGGGTCACCGCCTGTAATTGATCAGGGGTGAATCCAGTATTCGCTGGCGGTTTTGTCTGAGTCTGCGTGCCACCCTTGGGAGGATCGACAACCGCAGTACCACCGCCCGTACCCTCTGTTCCGTCTGAGGCTTCATCCATCAGAATGCAAACACCCAACATTAAACGTTGATACCAGTTCATGATCAAACTCCCGTAAGTGCAATAAAAAAACCTCGCACCACAAATGAATGTGACACGAGGTTTGGTTCTTCCAATACCCGAAAATGAGTTAAATGGCCGGTGCTGGATTTGAACCAGCGGTCTCTTGATTATGAGTCAAGCGGGATGGCCGAACTTCCCTAACCGGCGTTATGTAATTTTGTGCGACTCTTTAAACTGAGCGTCGTAATGGAAAAACTTTCCATCTTTGACTTTGACTTCCAGTTGGATCGTGCAGAATGGTTTTTGTTCTGCCTGATCCAGCAGATCTGTGAATGCCTTGGTAAGCTCTTCACGCGCCTGCTTGTGTTGTTGCTGATTCAATCGAGTTTACCTGTCATCGTCTTTAGCTGACTTTGCAACTGCTGCTGACCTTCACGCACCGGCTTCAGAATCTCACTGACTGATTGCATAACCGATTGTGTGAGTGAATCAACAACCTGCTGCTGCTGTTTCTTTGACTGATTCAACTGCTGAACCACGCTGTTTCCCAGATCTTCAACCGGAATTAACTGTGGTTCTTCAGTCTTCTCGGACTGTGTTTCTGCTGGTTTGATAACTTCTGACCGAACCGTGTCAACATTTTCTTTTGGTTTTTGTGTTTGGGTTGAAAATTCTTTACCGATCTTTTGCAGAATCTCAGCCGAATCCGACTTGAGAAACTGGCTGATCTGTTCGTGAGAACCTTTCATATCGATCATGCCACCGGCGATCGATAGCTGCATGAAGTCCATTCCGGGAGTCCATGCGGGCTTGTCTCCTGCTGCCTGCTGGAACGATTGAATCATGTGCAGCGGCATCTTGACATCGTGGATCTTCCCGCGTTCCAGAGCCTGGCGAAGTGAACCACGATCTGCACCGATTGGCGTGATTGACCATTCCAGCATCTCGGTTTCAACGAAGTCATACCCGCGCCAGCCGCTCCAGTGCTCAACGCCTTCTGCCAGTTGCTCAGCCTTCATGGCCTTGTTCATCATGGCCTTTAAGACGTTGAACCCGATGGATGCCATTCGCAGAATTCCTTCATCCACAGCGGCAAAATAAGGTTCTGCATGGGGCAGCTTGCTGAAGTAGACGGTGGCCACAACTTTTTTGGCTGAGGCTTTCAGTGCCAGCTTTCCGCTTGGATTACGACTGGTTCCAATCGGCAGAGTCTCACCAGACAGGCCGTGATCATAAAGCACGACTGGGTTCTGTTCGTAATACTGCGTGACAATGCCCTTACCAAATTTGTTGGGAATCAACTGCAGCATGTTCCCGTGGCGGTTCTGCTCTTTCGGACGGGTCACGATCACAAAGTCCGCAGACATCGCCCCGGCATCGGATGCCTGGTAGATCGCTGATTCATCACGCTGGCATAAACGCCCCGATGGAAGTACCAGATCCGGTGCATGAGACATCATGTCAGACTGGATCGAATCCATATCCGAAACGAATTCCGGTACGTCTTCCTGATCCAATTCATCATCAATAACAGTTGCAGCAGGCATGATTTAAACTCCATCGGGATGTGTCGGTGAACTATTAAGAAATACTTAACAGTTGCGATTTACTTCTCGGCTTCAAGGCCTTTCTGGCGATCTTCAAACATCATGGCAACGATTTCCCGCAGGTCCTCTTCCGAGATCTTGTTGGGGTCTTCGCCGAGATCGAATTCATTAGCCGTGGCGAATTCAATCAGTTCCGGCTTCTTCAGTGCACGGACCTTCTCGACCGTCATGGGGCCTTTCTTTTCGGCATCAGCAACATCAGAACCGTCAAACTCAACCGGCTTTTCAATCGGGTTCTGCGGCAGGATCTTCACGCCCGCTACGGGCACCTTGTATTCAGCAGCCAGCACTTTTTTGATGGCTGCTTCCTGTTCCGCCTGATCTGCTGTTGGCTCTGGGATGGTGACATTCCGGGTTTCGGCCTTGCGCCCAAGGATCTGGTACTTAACCCTGAACGGTCCTTTTGTTGCTGCTTCTTTAGCTTTAGCCATCGATTTCATTCCTCAATCAAAGTAGGCCACTGAGGTGCAGCGGCAATGAATAATGTTCCCTGCGGATGCTCCCAGTGAGTTGTCTCCAGGATGAATCAGTTTCTCACCACTGACCGTGTAGGCTTCGTTGTTCTTTACAATCTGGCCGTCCGCTGCGATGTGATTAAACCGATCGCTGGGTTTGACTCCGCGTGTTAGTTGGTCGATAGTTGCAATCCACCATTTCTTGTCAATCCCGATTTCTGTTCTCGTGATCTGCTGGCCATAATTCATGGAGCCAGTCACTTCAGTGCGAGCAATTCGCCTGGATGTATACTTGGTTTGATTATTCAAGATGCCCCTGATTCGCTTTGACATGGCGTCAAGACTGTCCCCGTCCTTCAGGCCTTTCTCGATCGCACGCCTGAGCCCTTTATGGGATGTTGCCCCTACGCGATTCCAAATGCCAGCTTCCCTCTGGCTCAGGAACTTCTTTGCCTTGCGCTGCACTTCAGGTGACATCTCAACATGGATAGACGGCGGGGCCTCAGCATCTTCCAGAGTGACATCCTGTATTACCTGTGCGAGAAACCTCTGATCTATCTCCTGAGTATCAAACCACTGTTGTTCGAACTCCACGCCACGCCAGAGCATCCGGTTCCACTCTGGCACCATCAGGCGATTGAAGCGGGATTTGTAGTCGGACGGCTTGAACACATCATCCACAGTGAATCCGGTTTTACCGATTTTCTCCACGCGTTTCATGACATCAGAAGAAACGCCACGCCAGAATGCAGTCTGCTTCTTCAACACCCTGGATTCAGTGGGATCGTAGGCCCGTCGCCAGCTCTTACCGATCCGCCGACGGCGTTTATATGCCGCGTCTTTCTTTGACTTTTGGGCAAAGAACGGCTCCAGCCTATTCGTCGTCAGTGTTGTCATCTTCTGGTTCCGGTGGGGCCGTAGTGGTCGATTCCTCTTCCGCGTCGTCGTCAATTTCATCCATAGCCAGTGCGTCATCCAGCGGGACAAAGCTGCTGGCGATGTATGTAGACTGCGATGCAGGAGTACCCAGCGGCTGACGATTACGCTTGACCAACTGCATGTCTGGAGAAAGCGCCCCGATCTTAAAGTCGAGTTCGTCCTCTTTGAGTTGCCGTTCCCAGTCATCCGGTGCACAGTCTTCGAAATAGCAGACAATTCGGGGATCGAACTTGTTGGCAATTCGATGAGTGATAAAGCCAGCCAGCATCCTGTTTGAAGGATTAACGACGTTCTCGCAGAAGACTAGGTACGCTGTCTCCACCACGGATCGGTTCATGTCACTGGTTACGCCTGCTAGAATTTTTGGTACACCATGCAGTGCAAAGACCGAATCCCGCACATCGCCCGATGAGTTTGAGAAATCCAGTTCCTTCGGGGCATAATGCAGCTTATCCATCTTCATGTCAGGCGGTACAAGGAAGGGCTCGGATGTATTTTCCACGCCTGAGATGCGGTACATCACACGCTCTTTGATGCGACGAATTTCTTCCTTCGTGACTTGGGAGCTGTAGCTGTCTCCCAGATTCAGCACCACAGAGGGATTGATTGAGTTCTTAAACGAATGCCAGCGGCTGCGCTCGATCGACTTCGTGTTGTCAATCCAGATCGCACCCGCCTCAACAGGGCTATGACCACTGAACTTTGATTTCGGATTCTTGAAACCGCAGATTTCAATCTCTTCCGCTGGTATTCGGAATTGTTTCGCGCGGCCTTCCGGCGTGACCATCCAGTGATCAAGCACACCAGCATAGTCCCAGATCGGAGTCATCCAGTCATTGGGCATCACGTAGATGGCAGCAGGCAGCCCGAGACCGTTAGGCACCACCCACCAAAAGAACTGGCCAGTGAGCCTGAGAAACATTTCTGTTTCGTACCGCAGCGCCTCCCACCAGTCCATCTCATTGCAAGTCTGAAACAGCTTGACCAGCGGGTTTGCGTCAGGAATCGGCTTCAGGTCATACGCCTCTGACTGCAGTACACCCTTATATGTCGCGCGCAGGTGATGCTTTTGCTTTCTGTCCAGGTGCAGCCGCTGCCCCGGCTCGGTCTTGACTGGCACGCCGAAAATGGGGTGTGCCTCTGATACCTTGGTGGCAATCCGATTGATGGCCACGTAGTTCCACAGTTCAAATGATTCGATCTGCTCTTTTTCCTTTTGCATCGAACTGTACGAGCCACGCATTGAAGGCATGGACATGATCGAAGGCAGGTCGGGACCACCCACTGCTTGTGCGACCTGTGGACTGAATGTGTCAAGAAATCTATTGCTCATTGTTGACTGCCTTAATTAACGCCTGCAGTTCGGTTGTGTGGATAGCCCCCTCCAGATTCGCCTTTGCCTGGAATGTCTGAACAGCATCCCTCAGGGCTGAAATGATTTCACCCTGATATTTAACCCGATCCTCGAGCAATTCATTCTGGTACTGCAGCAACTTGAATTCCCGCAAGACATATCTCGGCACCTTGATTACGCGAACCTTCTTTTTCTCCGTCATTTCATAGTCCAATGATTCATGTCGCAAATAGTCCCTGCTGCGCGGTACACACCGGCTAAAACGGAATCAGGGTAGCGACGGTCCAAAGCAAGTAAACACTGATTGACGAATTCAACCTGATGGCTCAATTCCATGGTGGGGAGCTTGGAATACTGATCCAGCGTCATTTTCCCGCTGAGCAGGTCAAACGGGTTGCCGTTGACCAGCGTTTCTGTCTCTGTTTCCACGGCACAAATGAAGTCAGGGAAGACCAGAACATCGATCACGCCCCGGGGCTTGCCGGTATAAACCCGCCTGCCCGCATTCTTGCACGAATCATTCCGGCAGATACACCAGGCTTCTGCTGGTCGTTCCATCTGCTGGCCGCAGTTCTTGCACAATCCACCTTTCTGGGATCGGCTTCCCTGTAGGATCTCAGTCTGGAATCCTTCTTCCCCCTGAGCGTGCATCTCTGGACTCAGGTGAATCCGAAAGAACTCTTTTACTTGCGAAACCCTGATTGGCTTGGCGAACTTTAGAAGTACGTGTGATTGCCGTTTGTCTTCAGGCAGTTCCTTGTTGTGCTTGATGTACTGAGCGTTTGAGGCTGCGATTTCCATTTCTCATAGTCCTTAGAAGAATTCGTCGTTTTCGAGGATTGAATCGAGGGACACATCCACCGATTGCAATGCTCTGTAAAAGTAAACTGCTGAGTCGGCCCGGTCGGGGGATCTGCCCAGCTTCTCTGTCACTGATTCGATTTGATTTTCCTTGCCTGGAATCTTCCGTTTGGGGGTGATTGCGAATTTGAAACCATCTGTTCTCAGAATCTTTTCGGGAGCAGTCAGCTCCTGAATCAACAGATTGTCTTCTGGGATCATGAACGGAATATCCTTCCACGAACCGTTTTCATCAATCCGTTTAGCGAACTCGCCATAGTTCTCTGCCCGCTGATTGGTGTATCGTTTGGGGTCCACGTCGGGAGTGGCATTCCCACGCATCTCAACGACTTTGACGCCACGTTTGCGAAGCATGGCCACCACGCCCCAGCCGACTCCATCCATATCAACGCCCACAGGGTGACCGCCTTTGGTTAGGTCAATGCGGTAGAACTTGCGCGCGGTCTCTATCGCCCAGTCAACGAGGCTGCCAGCATCGCCCAGCCGAACCTCATGTACCTGCCGGATGCCTTTGTTGCCGCCTGCAGTCAAGGTCGAGGGATCGCCATTCAGCGAGGCACCCACGTCGAGACCGAAAGCCTCAACAGGCAATGTCAGATCCAGCAGCCTGGGAATGCAGCTCATCAGGTGCTGGCCCTGCATGGCCCGCTCTTTGTGCCTGCGATGTATATCATGCCACTTCTTCCAGAGGCGATTTGGTTCTTTGAACCAACGGCGGAAGATCAACTGTTTATCTGGATCTTCATCCGGGAACTTCCCATGTGCGTACACCCGCACCCAAGCGGGGTCTGGATGCTCGAGGTGCCCCAGATAGGTGTCATACGATGTCTGGCCGGGAATGACGGGTGCCGCCTTCTGCATGTCAATGGCGTCAATCATCTCACCCGCGTCATAACGTTGGCCATCGATCAGCACGCCGCCCTTGGGGGCAATCGCCGTTTGCAGGCACTTCAGTTTGACATTGAGACAGTCACCGCCGCCGATGGTGATTAACCGCCGCCGTCCATAGGGACCAATCAGCGTCTGAGTCAGATCCTTTTCGTCTTCGTCAGCCAGATCGAACCCGGCCCGGAACTTGCCTGCCGTCGTACGGGGATTCGCCAGAAACAGAGACTTCTTCGCCTGCGTATTCGCCAGTGCAAACCGGGGGTTAAGTACCTCGGCAGTCGCTTCGTCAAACACAAACAACACATGCGGGGAGTGCTGGCCCGAAAAGCCTTCCCCGGAATTCGGCGAACTGACAACGGTCTCATGTTTTCGGCTGTTCTTATCCGTGATGCCGGTCGCCTGAAACTCTAAATAGGTCGGGGTATAACGCATTTTACGCCACCACGAATCGACCTCGCCCAACATCACATCCTTGGCTTTTTTGTAACTGTCGCGAGTGATCACGATACGTGCATCCGGGTAAATGCAGTAGTACGCACAGATGATAATTCCCGCCGCGCCCCCTTTACCGCAGCCGGTATTGCCTTTGACATACACCTCTCGGATAGCCGGATCGAATACAGACCGGATCATATCAACCTGGAAGTCATCCAGAATCAGATGCCGCTGCTTGAGTTCGCGCATCCGCTGGATCTCAGAGAGCAGGGCAGGGTTCTCCACGATGTCTTTCGCGTAATAGATCTTGCCCCACTGGTATTCAATCCAGTCGAACGGATCACCGGCCTGAGCCTTGCGCGTCGCCAGCAGAATACGGGCCGCGTCCGCTGCTTTCTGATCCTGTTCGCTGAATTCGTATGACATCAGTTTGCATCGTTTTGCTGCATTGATTTGAGGCGGTCGAATATGGGGGCTGATGCTGCCAGTGCTTCCAGTTCTTCGATTGAGAGATTGGAGTTTTCCATCTGTTCAACCGTGGCGTGTAGATCGCCAGATACATGCACGTCGTGTTCCTGTACCGGGGGAGCCGCGTTGATATTCTGCTGGTGCATGTGGGTTAAGATACGTGCGGCAATCGAACGCTTGCGGCTGTTGTAGGCGTAAGCCTCTTTGCCGGTACTCGGGTCCGTGACCTTCGCAAAAGCAATCTCAGCCATCGCAGCAGGCAGCTCTTTGTGTAGTCCAGGGGGCATCTCCCACTGAGGATGCGTAACAACCTGTTCGAGCATTCGTAAGTCCCTTGTGCCTGTTGTTAAACTCATAATCCACCTCCGGGGCAGATCAAAGCAGGCACCCGAACGATGTCAAGATGTATCAGCGAGATCATCGCCATCAGCCAGCTTCGGGCCAAACGATTCCAGGCAGTCATCATTGACGCGGAACTCATTGACAGCCGCTTTGAATTCGCCATCCCTCGGCCATGGGCAACCCGGCATCTGCAGCAGCTTACTTGGCTTGCCATCAAGCTTTTCTATCGCGCGATTCATCGCATCGGCTGCCTTGTCGACATCGACCGGCTGGTTCTTACAGTCCCAACCCTCGATTTCAATCAGTCTTGTCCGAATCGCTCCCATCTCCTCATCAGAGACGCCACATTCATCAGACACTGGCTTTAGGATTTCATACGCTTGCAGTTTGGCGATAAACTCCCCGGCTTCCTCTGCTTCCATGCCAGCGCAAGCGTGCTCAATCTTGGAGTAATTCGGGCACCCATCTGATTTCGTGAACGCTTTGAACACCGCGCCCCTGTCTGCTGGCAGTGGTTCCCACGAGTAATGTTCGGGTTCCCGCTGGGTTAGGCTTGGGTTACCACCGGGTTCCCGCTGGGTTTTGGTTGGGTTTTCAGTCGTCAAGGATTCCTTGATAACTGGACCTGACTCTTTCAGCAGAGAAACGATCTCGTTTTTGATCGACCGCATCTTATCCCCGGCAGACCATTCACACCTGCCGGTTACCGTGTCTGCGATGAAGCAATCGTTAAACGGTAGGTTGTCCAGCCCGATGGTTTCCGTGTACTGCGTCTGATCCAGAATAATGGAGTCATACCACTGGGATTCGTTCAAAGATTCACCAATGGCGTGAACCACGTCCCTGATCTGCTCTTTTAATATGCTTCCGTCGCTGTCGCCCATATCGCCCCTCCAAAAATAAAAAACCCCCAAACCCCCTGTGTTGGGAAAGGGCCCTGGGTATGCCAGATGTTGTTTCAACTATTGCTCACATCAGGCACTGTTACACTGCCTCAAAACTCTCCGCATCAATACAGCATGGTAGATTTCCATGTGCTGAAGTTGTTCCTTCAGATCCTTGCGGTCAATCTCAGGAAGGGATTCGTACCGTTCAGACAGGATGAATTCCTTAAGCTTGCCGATTCTTCTTCGAAGCGTGCTCTCTTCTTCGAACATCCTGGATCTAAAGTTGACAGTCATTTCACTATTCCCTTTTCAGATGTCATTCCTCGCAACAACTTTCCCGTTCTTCGTCCGGGTTTCATCACCGTGAAAAATCAAAGTCCCTGTTATCGGGCAGACTGCCTGAAAGGCGCGGACACACATGACCTGAATCAGCTTGGCTCCGGGGTTCGCTTTGAGTATCAACTTGCCTGCCAGATATTCATTCTGTATTGCCACAGTCTCAGTCGTGACCTCTCCCGTAATCGTTTGGTAGGTTACGAGGTACTCACGCTTCTGCCTGTCGGCCATATGTCATCCTTGCCCCAATGGTTACACAGCGATGACTGATTCTACAACAGGAATCTGAATAGGTAACTGAAGGTTTAAACAGTGGTGTTGGTTTACTATCAACTATTTTCAATACGCTTTCTCACATCTCTGGATCGCATCATTCTAGTCATTGGCCTACCTTCCAGGATAGAGATCGATAACTCAATCAACTCGTGCTTGGTGATCCAGTTCTTGACTCCCGAATAACGATGAACTCATAATAGCCCCTTTAATGTAAGAAAAAAGTTACGAAATGTTGTCTTCAAGCCACCATTTTACGATCCACTCAATCAGAGTTGGTAAAATCCACATCAGCACCACTTGCCAGCCGATGAATGAAACCGAATGGTTTTTACGTTTCAGCCTGCTTCGCACCTGTTCCCTTACAAGCCGCTTCAATTTCCGCTTGCTGGTGATGTGCTCATTGTGCTGTAAGACTTCTAACGCAATTGCACGGATTGAATTCTGGACATAGGGATAATAACCACCGCACACCGGGGCTTTAGACGCCGCTTTCTGCATTCTCAAGTCTTGTTCGCTTTGCGGTCTCATAGCTCCCCCAGTTTTTCCCACGGGATAAAAGGATCTGCCCTCTTTGGTAGTGCAGAAATATCAACCTTGATGCCTTTGGCGCATATCACAAGCCCGTTGATTTGGCCCCTGAAGACAAACCATGCCGTCACAGGTTTCTTGCCTGTGAATACAATGCTGAGATCCCCACCCACCTGACTGACTGCGATGTCTAAGCTACCGCCACCGGGGAGTTTTAGAGTGTAATCACCTAGTTTTAGGCTGCCACCTTTCAGAAGTGAGACGATTTTTGTTACTGCGGCTTCTGGCTTCATCTGCAACTCCCGCTTGAACACCCTGAAGAAAAGAAACGCCGCCCCCGTCTGGTCGGCTGATAAGTCTCGTAATAGTAAGTCTGTTGATCCTGCTTGGGTTTCGGTTGGGTTTCCACTGCGTTTTGCTTGGGTTTTCCATCGGCTTGCGGATAGCTTGATCGCGGCAAAGGCTGGTTGCTGTAGAATAATTCAGCCGTATCAACTGCGTTCATTCCTGATCCAGCGTAGCGGGCAAGTTCGCGGCCCTGTGAATCGATCATCACAAAACAGGGGATGCTCTGAATTGCGTATTGCTGCGTCAGGCCGGGGTTTTGATCGGTATCAATCATCTGGATGTGGGCATCTGGCTGGCTGTTGAGGTCCCAGCCTTGCCGCTTTAGTTCTTCTGTGTTCGCCTGCTTCCACTGCTGGCACGGACCGCACCACGTAGCCGTAAACATCAGCATTCGATTACTGGCAACGGGTTCTGCCTGCTTTGGCGTGCCTGCTTCAGCCTCTGTCACTTGCTTGCATTTACAGCCAGTGCCACAAAGACAGGAATCAGAATCTGTGACAGGGGTACTTTTAAAATCAACCGTGCAGGAGCAGGGTACTTTCGCCAGGCCATCGCCAGAGAGAACAGTACCGGTCCCATTGCATTTTTTGCAGATCCCCGCCGACTCCTTAGCCGGTTGCGGTTCGTGGAATGCGATCTGAGACGCCACCTGTGCTTTGATGGTGGTTGTGTCGGGTTCGTAGCCTGAGACGTTGGAGCAGCCTGCAATTAAACAGACGAATAGAAGCAAGCACCGCATAACGCACCCCTTAAACCGCGACAGTAAACCGATTAAATATCTTGCGGAAGTCGGTACGATCACGCTTCCAGTTCTCGTAATCACCGATAGCCCAGCAGTCACCGGATCGACAAATCCAGTCAACGTCCTTCGCAGGAATCCACCACGATGTACCGGCGATTCCGTCGGGCATTGACGCCGGGTATCTCGGACCACTGGCCACATTCGGCCCCCATGACTGGAAGCACAGCGCTCCCGGAATATCGAACCTGACGCCACCAAGCATCATCTGGTGACCCCATGAGCCGGAGCGACTACAGAACCCGTTGCGGTCCCGACGCATCGAGCACGCGTAATCTGATGCAATCGTGACAGGACATTTTGATATTGCGATAGCCGCAGCCACATCGTCGAAGCTGTTGACCTTTGAAATCACCTTAACCGGGTTACCCTTGGCGACCTGATCGAGCTTCCCGGCGTCATCACGACCACCACAGCCCCAGTTGCCCCACTCTTTTTCTTTCGATCCAGAGTACCGGGATAAATCGTGATCTGGATTGCCCGTCTCGCCGCTGTAATCCTTCCGGTAAACAACGCCCCATCGCCGCAGGAAGTCAGCAGCCGCCGCACCGTAGGCCCCGTCAGAGTAGCCACCACGCCTGCCGCCGTTAGTTTCAACGCGGCAGCCACCATAAATCGCCTCAGTCGCAGCCTCTGCGTATCGCTTCTTGGATCGTGATTTATACGCCATCTTCGCCGTGATCAACGTAGCAGCCAATTCAGCACCCCACGCCACGCACGAACCGATGGCTTGTGCGCCGCGTCGATAACCGGGATCAGCCCAGATTAACGGCTCGTAAAGCAAAGTCTCTTCCATGTCGGCTGCGAAGGTCTGCCGCAGGTTGTAGGTCGCGTTTGTGAAGTCCGGGTACGGATTTCTCGGATCGTTGAGGATCGCCGTCACGCCCTGCGGATTCGGCTTCCAGCCGCATAGATCCTGAATATTGACACCGTTGATTTTTTGGATCATTTAACACCCCGTAAAGCCTGTGCAATCGCGTGAAACATCTGCACGGCTCGCCTGCGTTTTGTATTGTCCAGATCAATTGCTTCCCCGTCTGGCTCAAATTCTTTGCTCAGAACGCCGCTGATCGTGTCAGCGAATGGAACTAATGCAGGATTCCCGCCCAGCAGATCGAATGACATACATTCGGCGAATACCAGCCCCACGTCAGTTGAGCTGACAACCCTTGGCTCATCCTGCTTGCCGTCGAATTCCACCCGATCAGCGAACGCATCGCAGACCGCAGCCACGTCAGAAGCAAGCTGCGGATTGCCAGAGAATTGACCGGGCAGGGTAGCGTTAAAGCCCCATTCATCCACGACCACAACCGAAGGTGTAGGCCCAACCGGAACAGGTGTCGGGCCGCTCGGATTGCTCGGACTGACGTAGCAGCCGGGAAGCAATAGAATCAGAATCAGCAGGCTATTCCGCATCTGGTTCCAGCTCCTTTTCGAGAATCTGCGAGTGGATCACCTGCAACGCTTCGGATGACTTCTTGCACCCTTTGCATGTTGAGGCCAAATGTTTCACCGCATCCACGTCGCTATCGAATGTGCCGGTGTCAACTTTGGTGCCTTTGTAGTACCAGCCGGCACCGCCGAATCCGAGACCAGCCAGTAAGCTGACCACCCCCTGAGCAAGTACGCCGATGTTTGACGTATCCATTTTCAGGGCATCGCTGAGCGTGTACCCGCCGTTGCCGATCAGAAAAATACTGACAATGGCCCCCAGTAACGGGAGCCAGATTTTAAGGCTTTGCATTATTATCTTTACTCCAACGTCTCAGCGCGTCGATGACATAACCAGAGGCCAGACCGACGAACGCCCCGATCATCTGGTTATCGAATTGCATCACCTGCACCTTTTCGAGAATTGCCACGCCACCGACAGCCAGCCCGTAGATTGCAATGTTTGTGATCTGCTCAACGGTGTCAGAATGCAACCACTGCCACTTCCCGCTGACCTGTTTTTCGTCTGCCATCACTTTTTCCTCTCGTCTAAGAGTAGTTTTACGACCTCTTGCAGTTGGATTACTGCCTTTGTATTGTTCTCGACAGAGGTTCGCATCTCCCTGCTGGATGCCCTGACGTCGTCCATTGTCTGGACCACCAAGGCTCGATCTTTGACATACGGTGAATACTGCTGAATCATCTTTTCCACAGTCGGTCCGTTGGTTTTTGCGAATACCTCATTCGTAATCCACGCAGCCCACATCACTGTGATCGCGACAGTGCCAGCGAGCATTCCCCACGCAATGCGATCCTTCCAGCCGGTGAATGAGTTTTCTTCTGGCTCATCCCGCGATCTTCCGAGATCGATAACTGATCCTGTCACATTAAGATTCCTTGATTTACCTAGCCTGATTCGCCTCTATTGCAGTGCGTAATCGTGTGGAAGTGATCGAAGCCGTCAAGCCGAATTTTGACGGAGAGGTTAGAGCAGCCCCAAAGCGTGTCAAGATGACTTTCGTCGGCGCGTAAAAAAGCCAGCGGGGAAGCTGGCCTGTTCACCTTTTTCCTAATGTTAGGAAGATGGTTTCATATCAGTTTGATTCCTGTTCTACCTCGAGTAGTCCGATGTTTGATTTCATTTCATTCACCACCTCGACGACCTTGCCCGCTGTATTAATGATTTGTTCGAGTTCTCCGGACAACGATATGTGCCGTTTGTTGAGCCCTTGGAGCAGTTTGACTATTTTGCCTACGTTCCTTCCGTCCCAGTCTGTAATACTGAATCCGCTCTGTTCTTCAAAGCGTTTCACATCCTCTTCGAGCGACTCAGATTTGCTTTTGTATCGATCGCGGCTATAGCTCAGAGACAGCTCGCCAGATGCCTTGCCAGCCATATGCCCAGATCTATAACCCTGATCGTGAGCCTTTTTGATTTCACTTTTAGATTCGTTCACTTCACATGTCCGGCGTAACATTCCGGCAATAAACCCAAAGTCAGGGCACTCTGGCTCACGCAACGAAGCAGCCCGCTTGACCCTCAACCCTGATCCGTGTGGTTCCAACAATCCCCATTCGGCTGGCATTTCTTCGAGCTTCACAATGCCCGGGGCCGCGACAATCCACCATCTGTGACAGTGCTGCTGAAAAGCCAGCGCCTTGCTGAGATCGTTCAATTCTTTTCGCCAGTCAGATCGACTGATCTTGATTTCAAATCCACTGAGATGAATACCAACTGATTGCCAGCAACCCATTGCAAGTGCATCTGCTGATCTGGTCTTGTTGTACGATGTACCGTTTGGTACTTCCCCGATAAACGCATATTGCGGATGTGGGTACTTAGCTTCGAGAAGCTTGTATAAGTCTGCGGTGTGCCATTTCTTTTTAGCCACGATTACTCCTTCCTTGAAATGTATTCACTTCGATTAACGCCCCTAGTTCATTCAGTGCATCCTGTCCGCTGATGCATGTTTTGTCTGAGTATTGAATGCCTGCTGCGGTCACGGTGACGATCAAACAGTCTCTCTTTTGGGTCCATTTGTTCTTTTTGCCACCTCATCACTCACGCCCTTTCTGATTTTGTAAAATTCGGTTTCTTCGCCTCTGGCACGCACCACGCACGACGTTTCTCAACTTCCCGCAGCAAGTATTCCGATTCGCTCCAGCCCTCCCGAATCTCTGCACACATCCGGTGTATCTCTTCCGGTGTGGGGCCGTCGGCTCGGTTGGGCATTTCACGCATCTATCTGGACTCCCTGTCATACGATCGCTGAATGTTCAGCCATAGTCTGCAACTCGTCCCAAATGCCCTTGATAGGCCGAAGGCGTCAACGGGCAGCACGCTTGCTGTTCCGTCTAAAATCGGCTGCAACCTCTCTACGTTTAGCCCTGACTTCAACGCAAGGTCTTTGATGTCCCAGTTACGGCACACCATTTCATCGGCAATGTAGCCCCCTGGATGAAATCGCTCTATCTGTTTATCTGGCATTGTTATTGGCTCCTGAGATTAGATATTTCGTACATTGCCGCAAATAGCTGGGCTTCCCGGCGTTTGTATCTATTCGATCCAGTCGTCATAGATTTGTATGCGGGTGTATCCCCGGTCCTTTTTATGGATTACACAACGCCCATATTCTTCAACAAATTCCAGCAGATTCGGTATCTCGATCATCCAGACCGAACCGCCGCCGATAAATGTTGCCTTATACGCCCCCTCACATGGTGGACTATCTCCAAGAGCATCTGACGCGCGGGAGACGATGTACGGCTTCTGCTCGCTCATCTATCTATTCTCCTTGTAATTCTGAGATGGCCTCCTCTGCTGAATCCGTTTTCCATCGTCTCTCCTCCATTAAGGTGTTACATAAACTCAATCCTAATACTGCCTCGCCCTTACCAGTGCTTCAGGGGTTGGATAGGGGGATGTTATTTGCCTCGAATACAGCCCGCGCAAAGCCTGCTGGTGTTACGCTTCTCAAGTTCGCACGGTCTTCCCCTGGTGGCATCAGGTGCATCTTGCTTCCCTCGACCGGCTCCACTCCTTTCGATTCCGGCATTAAAAACCCGCCGCCAGTCCAGAGGCATGTCTTCTTAGTGTATGCGTCCCCGTTTGGATTGAGGTAGCCGCCATAGTCACAGGGGTTGAATGTGTAATCTGGTTTGCGGTAATAGCTGGCCAGAGTTGATACCGGATTCTCTAGCAGGTACGGCACTCCAATTGCCTCGCAGATTGACTTTGCTCGCCCGAACAGGTTTGCCCCCTGATTTAATGCTGTCAGCCCTTTTGACCTAAACCATCGCGCACCACTGACAGACAGGTTTGTGCAGTCAGTGAAGGCAAACACAATCGCGTAGTCCTCGCCATAGGGAGGGATCCAGGTGTGAAGATCTGCACCAACAAAAGTTATATTCCCGTCAATCGTTTCCCCCGCTGGATACTGCCAGTCAACACACACGCACTCATATCCTGCATCTGCCCACGGTCGCACCATTACGCCAGTGCGGTCACATAAACTCAATACTACCACTATTCTGCCTCCTGCCTTTATTGATTTACCCGTGTATTGGTTTAATTGTGATTTCAGTCCGTGGTTGCTCGTCGCCTGCTGCTCGCCATTTCGTCGCCGAGACCTTGCAGACCTGCGAGTCATCCTTCCAAACGTGTTTATTCAGAGCGTCTTTTAAAGCTTTCAGCAGGTTGTCTATATCCGGCTTCTGATGATGCAGGTATCGCGGCATCGGTTTTGTTTTCCAGTTCTTATTTGCCTGCCTGGGAAAGATGAACACGACTTCCAATAGCAACGGTGATTCAACAGGTTCGCCAGCAAACACTCTCGAAGCTGCTTTCTGGATCGCCTGCTTATAATCGTTGACCGGATGTTTTGCGGGCGTGTAGTTCTGGACGAACGCCTTTGGTCCTTTCCCTACGATCCTGTGCCGTTGCCGGGGTTGGGGAACTGGCTCCCCTGGTACGGTGAATCTGATTGACTCCATTCGTTGCACTGGCTTCAGGCTCCTTTCAAACGTGATAAACAAAAGACACCACACAAATCCCAATAACCACCACAACAGGCAGCCACAGCGGACAGAGAACCCAGAGCCACGGCAAAGCCGTTGCACCACCGAGCTTCAGAATTAAAAGCGGTGCGGTGATCGTCAGGCTGGCGATGGTTAGTTGATTCACGTCTCTCTCCTTTGGTTGTTGAATGGGTAACAACCTTATTCACCATTCGGGCATCCAATTCCGCTTCCGTACTCATAATCTG